AAGTATCAATTTAAATAATTTTTCATTATTATTCCATTTAATATTATCAAATTTTACTTTAAATGATACTTTTTCAAAAATATCTTGTCTATTGTATGAAATATTATAATAAAACTCTCTCCAATATAATTGTTTAATTAAATCATGTTTTTTTTCAAATAAACTTTTAATTTTATGATATACTTCTCTTATTGATAATAAACCAAATTTTATATATGGTGACAATAAAGTAGTTTCTTTTGTTAAATCATTTCTTGTTTTACCATAATCTTCTTGTTTTTTTATTTTATTCAATTGTTTTAATGCTTGTTCTCTTGATGCTTCAAAAATAAGTTCTTTATTGTCTAATTTTATTAATTCTTTTATTTCTTTTATTGTGTATGTATTTTGTGTAGAATATTTTTTAATATAATTTTCATATTTATTTATTTTTGGTTTTTCAACTTCAAGATTAATAGCATTATTATAAAAAGGTGTAAATTTAGAATAATATGAATTTTGAATATTTTTAATAGTATTTATATTATGTAATAAATAGTCTTCAATTTCTATAAAATCAATATTATTTTGTTTTGCTATTTTTTCATAAGTATTACTTCTTTCAACAGCATATTTTGTATAATCTTTATTACAAATTATTGCCTCTATTTTGTCATTTAATATATTTTCAAAAACTTCATTAAATTTTCCATAATAAATATATAATTTACTTGAATATTTTTTTAATTCATTATTTAAATCTTCTAATGAATCCATCATGAATTTTATTCCTTTTTCAGATCTAAATTTATTTTTTGTTGTTATTTGTTCTGGTGTAAAAATAAATATTGGAATAACAAATTTTGAATTTTGTAAAGCATATAATAACCCTTTATTGTCATTTAATCTAAGTGATCTATGAAAAATAAATAATGTTATATTATATTTTGTCATTTATAATATATAAATTTTAATATTTTTATTTAGTAAAATTTGTATTTATATAAAAAAAACCATATTTCAAAAAACTTAAAATATGGGCTGAATATTGCAAAAATTAATTTATTTTTGGTTTTACTAATATTATTGGTGGTAATGATGCTGCCAATAATGATTTAGGTGATAAATTTTTTTTATATTTAGGATTTTCTATTAAATTTTTAACAGAACTTGCATTTTCTTCAGTTACTTCAATCATATCTAATTCAAAAATTGATATAAGATTATCTGTTTTTAATCCTGACATATTATTAATAGTATTAACAAGATCACAAATTTTTTCTATATCATTTTCTGTTACTTGTTCTTCTTCTTTTGCTAATAAAGAAATTAAACTTTCTATTAAAAATGTTTTTGATACTGCAGTATCGCATAATTGATTTTCACCAATCATTATCCACGCTAATTGTAAAATCGGATGTTTAATTCTTATTGCTGAACCAAATATAGTTTTTTCTAAATTTATTACTGTTGTAATCATTGGATTTATTTCTTCAAACAAAATTTCTAATTCTTTTTTAATGCTTGTTGGTGTATCTTTAATTACTCTTTTTGCACAAGAAAAAGAACAATTTATTTTTTTTTGATTAATTAAATCATTATACCAGATTTTAAATTTTGATAATGTTTTCAAAAATTTACATAATTTAATGTTAAGATTTTCTAATAATACTAATTTCAAAGAATGTTGTATTGGAATTTCATTATGCCATAATTTTAATATTTTTGATATTGAATTATTTAATGTATCTGTTGAATTTCTATAAATTGGTAATTCTTCAAAATTCATAATTTGTAACTGTTTTATTGTATCATATTCTTTTTTTATTAATAATCCAGTTTCAATTATTTTTTTTAATATATTGCCACATTGTTCCATATTTATAAAACTATTATTATTATTGTATTTTTAAACTTTCAATTAATTTAGATTTCCAACAATTTTTTGTATTTGTGATTGTTCCATAATATTCACATATTCTTTTGTGTCAGTTGTTCTTTTCATTTCTAAATCCATTAATTGTTTTCTCATTCCATTCTTATCTAACTTATTTTCAGTTTCATTTGCTGTTACAATATGTTGATTTCCTTCATCACCAACCAAAACATAATTTTTAGGTTGAGCAACATCAACATTACTATAAGCATAATTATCACTAACACCTTCCATTTCATTTTCATTATATTCAATTGCCCCATCCTCATTTTTTCTTATATCATTTTGTGCTTGTTGAATATTTTTTCTATTATTTTCAACATTATTAACAATATTTTTTCTTCTATTAACAATAAAACTATTTAACCAATTTGAACATTGTTGTGGGCCTTCAAATATAGATGGTTTATTATTATCTGATGAAATAACAATGGCAGGGATTTCTTTTATACTTAATGTTGATATTTGTGCCGATGTATATTTATCAAGACAAATTGGAATAAACATTTTAGAAATATTTTCATTCGTTATAACTTGTAATAAATTCATACATTCATTACATTTTACAGAATAAAATAATCTAATAAACATTATATTTTATATTTTTAAAATATAATTAATTTTTATTACATAAAAAATTGAAATGATGTAATATTTAATATTATAATATTTATTACATCATTTTAACTGAAAATGGCAACTCAACAATTATCTACACCAAGATTTGATTTTATTAGATTCCATTTGTGCAAATATATGAAAGATATTAACATATTTTCTGAAAACATATTGCTAGTTTTTTTACTTGAATTTTACATGGATTTTGAACCATATGAAAAAGATTTAAATGAAAAGACTTTGCTTTTTTTTGATAGTGAATACAAAAATATATTTGAATCAAAAGCAATATATGAAAATACTTATTATAAAATACAACACATTAAATATAACTATTTTATTATATATGATGAATTTAAAATTATGTTATTTGAAAAACGTATAAGTGAAACTATATTTCCTTCTCTTGTAAAAGATTTTAGATTTATTCTTTTATAAATAAAAATAAATTTTTACAAAATAAAAAATTTTTATTCTTTTTTATTACTTGTTTTTTTACTTGCTTTTTTATTACTTGCTTTTTTATTACTTGCTTTTTTACTTGCTTTTTTACTTGCTTTTTTACTTGCTTTTTTACTTGTTTTTTTACTTGCTTTTTTACTTTTTGTTTGTCTTTTTAATTTTTTAGGTTCATCTTTTTTAAGTAATTTATTTGTATTAGTTAATATATGTTTATAATCTTTATTAAGAAAAATATTAATCCAATATTCACTTAATCTTATTTGTCTGTCTCTGTAATTTGTATATAATTCTCCATGATAATTTGAACCATCTAAATATTCAATCATTTTATTAATTGTTTTAAATTGTGAATTTCCAATAATACAATTATATTGTGTAATATCTTTATATAACAATTCATCAATTTTTAAATCTGGAAATATATTAAATAAAAATTTATTTGTTTCTTTAATACTTACCATACTTAAAGGTATTTTTTTGTTATTAAAATTTCTACAAACAATATATTTGTCAGAATTAAAATTTCTACTAATTAGCGGTTTAATAATACTAACATCATCATAAAAATATTTAAGTATCATTAAAAATTTGATACTTAAATCAGTATATAATTCATACATTTTTAAAACGAAACTCCCTCCTTTTTTTTGTGAATTAATTGCTTTTACAATTGATTCATAAATTATATAAGCTGATTGTTGTTCTTGAATATTTTCTAAATTCCATTGTTTTCCACATTCAGAAATTATTAAATCAATATTATCTATTTTTTTATTTAAAGTAATTTTTTTTGAGTTTTTTTTATAAAATTCTTCTTCTAAATTATGCTGTATTTTCTTTTCATCATTATTTTCATAATTATTTTCTTGATTTTCATTAATAATATTATATTCGTCATTTTTAGAATCACAAAATAATTCTCTAAAATACATTATAGTTTGAGTAGAAAAACCATAATTTTGTGTAAAACTTGCTGATTTAAAATTTTTATTATTTATATTTATCAATTCATAATAAAATATAATTTCCCACAAAGCAAAAACATCATTTGATATAATTGTCTCTTTATTTTTAAATAATTCATTATTTTCAATACTATTTTCATAATTGTCTATATTTTTTTCATAACTATTTACAATATTATAAACGTGTTTTTTTCCTTCAAATTTTAAAAATTTATAAGATTTATTTTTAGAAGCGTGAATCCAATGTTGAAATCCTAATGAAAATTTAGGATAAGCAATATCTTCTCTAAATTGCGGTTCTAAATTATATTTTGTTAAATCAAACTTTATATCTTTTAAATCATAATATATTGGCAGCTTATTATCATCTAAATAAACTTGTTCAATAATTATTTCTGGACGTTTAAATTTTCCTCCATTTTGTGATGTTATGTTGTCATTCATTTTTATTTATTATTATATAATAGTTTTTTAAATATTTAATATTCAATTTTTTATAAAAAATATTTGTTTTTCATTAATTTCACTAATTAATATTGTTTTAGTTTTCATTGAATTTTTGCCATTAACATTTTGTGTAATTTTTATATTTAATTTTTTAGCTATATCTTTCAATTCATTATATGAATTTGCTTCTGATACTTTTATAATTTCCATTTTAGTTTCAGTAATATCTAAATCACAATTACTAATAATAAATTCACAATCTTCATTTTTATTTTTTAAATTACAATCAATTTTTTCAACTAATAAAGGAGTATTAATTATTTTAGTAATTAAAGAAATTTGAGAATCACAAATAATTGGTTCATAGTGTTCTTCGTATTTTGCTAAAAATAAAGTTTTTTTATATTTAACAAATTTTTCATCACCAATATATTTTAAAGAATCTTCAAAAAAAGAAATAATTATAATATTAATATGTAAATAATCAGTAATATACCTTAATAAATCTCGACTAAATATAACTTCTTTAACATGTAATAAAAATTCTTTTTGAACCCATCCTAAATTATTATATTTAAATTCTTTATATTTGTCTTTTGCTTCTTTGTATAATTTTCTAAAAAAAGTTTCAATAATTTCACATTGTATTTCTTCTGTATATGTATTAAAATTATTAATCAATAAAGTTAATATACTTGAAACAAAAGAAATATCTTTTTCAAGATAATTTTTTACAATTGATATAACACCAATTCGTTTATAATTATCTTGTTTAGCAATAATATTTAATATATTATTAAGTTTTTTATTTAATGGAAAAATATTTGCTGATTTACCAATTTCTAATTGTGTAATTTTATAATTTGTTTCTTCTGTTTCATTATCTAAAATTTTTATTTCATTTTTATTAATAAATTTTTTATTTTCTTTTATAAAATTACATAATTGTTCAAGTGTCAAAGTTTGATTCATTATTCTATTTATATTATTAATATTTGTATATTTAAATGTATTAAATTCAATTTTTTATTAATTTGAATTTTTATTACAATCATTATTGCTCTTTGTTATTACATCTTCATACTTTTGTCTTTTAATTAATCTTTTTTCTTTATTGGTATAACGCATTTTTATTATTTCTGGTTCATCATCACTTAAAATATCAGACGAAATAACTATATCACTAAAACACGATAGTGACGAATTTATTCTTTCATTTGTTTCTTTATCAATTTCATTAATAATATTTTCTATTAAATAATAAGTATCAGTTGTATAATTATGAAAATACATAAGCGAACCATAACTATTTTTACTACTCTTAATATTAGGATTATTATCTGTTATTATTTTTTTTATTTTTTTTAAATCTATTTTATTTGTCATTTGAGATATTTTTGTTGCTAATAATTTTTTTTTCTCAAATGGATATTCTAATTCTATTTGAGTATCATTATCAGCCATAAGTTAATAATATAATTTATATTATTAACTCGGTTTATAACACAATTAAAATATTCAATATTAATATATAATGATAAATTCAAATAGTCCATACAATAATTCGGATAGTAAATCAGACAAAAATAAACTATCAGATATATCATCAATAAAAACAAGTGAAGGTTTTACAACAGTTAGTTCTTCAGATATATCATCAACAAAAACAAACAAAGATTTAACCACAGATAGTTCTGATGATGATAGTATTGAACTTAAAGATGAAATAAAAGAACAAATGAAAAATGATTATTCATATCCAGCACAAAATGATCCAAATATTCAATATAAATTATACAAAAAAAGAGAATATTATTACAATAAAATACCAGTAAGGCCTGATATTAATGAAAATACAAAATATGAAGAAATAAAAGAATATAGAGATAATATTTGTGGAAAAGATTTTTCTTTACATCCTCACCAAGGAATGTTAAGTAATTTTATTAATCCAGAAACTCCTTATAGAGGTGTATTAATTTTTCATGGTTTAGGAACTGGAAAATGTGTGAGTTATGATACTAATATATTAATAAATAATAGTTATGTTAATATTGAAAAATTGTGGAATAATAATAAATCATTTATTGTGAAAGATAATGAATGTGGTGAATGGAAAAATCAAGAAGAAATTATGTTTGTTATGTCATATGATGAGAATAAAACAAATTTTGTTAGCAAACCAATTGTAAGATTATATCGTCAATATATAGAAAGCTATATTTATGGTATCACATTAAAAAACAATAATAATATTAAACTTACTTTTTCACACAAATTATTTATAAAACACGATAATATTGTAGAATGGACTAATATTTATAAAGTTGGTGATGAAATTTGTATTTATGATGATATTAATAATAAACCAAAATTTGAAAAAATAATAAATATTAAAATTGAGTATTATAAAGATTATGTTTATGATGTAGAAATTGCTGATATACATAATTATATAGCTAACAATATTTTATGTCATAATACTTGTGTTGGTGTTGCCATTGCTGAAAAATTTAAGCCACTTGTCCAAAAATATAAAACTAAAATTTATATTTTAGTTCCAGGGCCTAATATTAAAGAAAATTGGAAAAAACATTTAATAAAATGTACTGGTGATACTTATATACAACAAGAGGATAAATATATTTATATGGATGAAGAAAGTAAAAAAAAGAGAGAAAAAAATGCATTAATTCAAGCTTCTCAATTTTACAAACTTATGAGTTATAGAAGTTTTTATAAAAGAGTTTCTGGTGAAAAAATTGTTGAACATTCAACAGAAAAAGGAAAAACAGTATATAAAAAAACAAATGATGGAGAATTTGAAAGAGATTTTGCAGTAGATAGAATTTACAATCTTGATAATTCTCTTATCATTGTAGATGAAGCTCATAATTTAACAGGTAATACTGGTAATGCTGGAAATTCTTATGGTGAAGCACTTGAAAAAATAATAAGAAATTCTGTTAATTTAAAAGTTGTGTTGATGACAGGAACACCAATGAAAAATTTAGGTTCTGATATAGTTCAATTAATAAATTTTTTAAGACCTGCCGACAGTCCAATGTTAAGAGAAAAAATATTTACATCGCATAAAAATTACGAAATGGATTTAAAAGAAGGAGGTTTAGAATATTTTAAAAATATGATAAATGGTTATGTTTCTCATGTCAGAGGTTCTGACCCTTTAACTTTTGCTAAAAGAATAGACAAAGGAGAAATACCAAATGGTTTAAATTTTACAAATGTTAATAAATGTTATATGGAAAAATTTCAAC